CTTTCATTTTTCTCCGGGGGTATTATATTTGGAGACTTTTTGCTGGGGGTTCAGTGGCTTTTTACTCATTGGTGACCTCCTGTTGAAGATGTGTGATTTTTTATAGATGAGCATGGTTTATTCTCCTTTCTCATGCACATAAAAAGGTTAGTAAAAGTGCTCTAAAGTCATTGGACTCTCAACAAAAAGTTTCCAAATCAGAGTGGTTCATAAGGAATTGAGGTGATAAGTATGCCAAAACAGCGGAGGGATCGGCCAGCACTATCTCCTGAAGATCGTGAGCAGCAGCTAATTGCAAAAGCTGAACGTCTTGCTGAACAGAAACTGGAGGATGGCACTGCATCTCCTCAGATTATTGTGCATTATTTACGCCTTGCAACTGAGAGAGAGCGCCTTGACAAGGAGGCATTACGTGCAGATGTCGAGTTGAAAAAGGCTAAAATTGAATCACTGCAGCTAGCTTCCGAGATTAAGACAATGTACGAGGATGCTATGACAATGTTCAAGCGCTATAGCGGAATAGAGGACGAGATTGATGAGTAGATCATATTCTGAACTTATTGCCTTGTCTTCTTTTGAGGAACGCTTCCGCTATTTACGTCTCGGTGGAAAACTTGGTGAGCAGACCTTCGGATACGAGAGATATTTGAATCAGATTCTCTATCACTCTACTGAATGGAGGCAAGCCCGAAGAGATGTGATTATTAGAGACAATGGCTGTGATCTTGCTTGCCCAGATCGAGTAATATCCGGAAGAGTTCTTGTACATCACATCAACCCTATAACAGTTAAAGACATTATGGATCGAAGTGATATTCTGTTTGATCCTGAGAATCTGATCAGTGTCTGTAAGAGGACGCACGATGCAATTCACTATAGTGATGAATCTATCCTGTATGAAAATCCTATAGTGAGAAGGCCTAATGATACTTGTCCTTGGAAATGAGAGGTGATATTTCTGGATAGCATTCTCGAATCAGTAAAGAAGAAGCTCGGTATCCAATCCGAGTACACGCATTTCGATGATGGAGATATCATCGATCATATAAACACTGCGTTCTTTACATTGAACCAATTAGGTATCGGACCAGCTGAGCCCTTTGTGATATCTGACAAGACGGCCACCTGGTCCGATTTTATTGAGGACATTGACGACGGCAAGATGGAAGCAGTCAAGTCCTATGTAGCAATACAAGTTCGAATTCTATTTGACCCGCCATCTAGTTCCTATGTTCTTGAGGAGCTGAAAGAGAAGGCAAGAGAGTATGAATTCAGATTACAGGTAGAGGCCGAAAAGGATCTTCTTTATCCTGCCTCTATGCGTGGAATTTACATGACGGAGGATGGATAACTATGAGTGGATCTAATTATGGAGTCTCGTATGCCAAACTCTCTTATTATGGTGTGATTCCTGCGTCTACCGGCTACGAGTTATACCATCATGGCAGAAAAGGTCAGAAATGGGGAAAGAGAAATGGTCCGCCGTATCCACTTACCCGTGAGAGAGTGTCTTTTGCCTATGGAGCTAAGAAGGTAGCAAAGGCTATTGGAAGAGGTGCTTCTACTACAGTTAAGTCAATTGGAAGAGGAGCAAAAGCTGCTGGTAGAGGCGTACGGAAAGCGGCTATTCGTTTTAATCTCATGCCTAGAAAGCTTATGACTGAGAAAGAGCTCGTGGATCGTATGAAGAGAATTCAAAAAGAGAATGATCTGGCTCATCTGCAGGGCAAGCTTACTAAACTCGATAAGCTTGAGATAGATAACGAGAACAGACGCCGTAGGAAGCAGATGATCTCTGACGCTGTTGGAAAGACATTGGCTGCTATCGGAACGCAGGCTCTTCCTGGAATTATCAAAGACGCTGTATCCAAGAGAAAAGGATATGGCGACTATGAAGAGAGTAAAGTCGTCGAAAGAGAAGCTAATTCACTTCTTAAGAAAGCAAATGCTGCTGAGAAAGAATTGAACAATCGAGCGAGGGAAGAGGCTATGAAGAATCCAAATAAGACCTCGTCTGATAGCAATAATGATAAGAAGGACAACAGTAATAACACTTCTGATAAGAAGGATACGTCATCAAATAAGAGTAGTTCTTCTGATTCTGGTTCAACCTCTGCATCTGCAAAAGCAGAGAATAAGCCTAAGAAAGAAAACGATCACGAGATGACAGTTGCTGAAGCGGCTAGAGACTGGGATAAGAATCGTAAGAAATATGAGAGCGCCCCTTCTACAGATCGTGATGAGACACTTGCTAGATTGGCTAGAGAGGCAGCCGAAGCAACCAGACGTAGAGAGCAGCGTGAACAGCAGGAGAGAGTGGCCAGAGCCAATGAAGAAAATAGACGTAAGTATCAGGAAGATCGATCCAGACAAGTTGCCGAAGAACGAGCAAGACAGGAAGCTCAGGAAAAGCACGATAAGAGAAGTCAAAGTGCGAAAGACGGCTATAGATTCAGAAAATTTAAGGAAGCCGCTGAGAAGAGATATGAAGATAGAGGAGCCAAGAATGTAACAGTATCGGGCAACACTATCAGCTATACAAATGCCTATGGTGAGAGAGTCACGCACGACCTGAGAGAAATCTTCAGAAGGTATTTCAAGTAATGAGTTTATCTAACACCGCAGTGCCAAAGTATTATGGCCAGTTCCGGGACGCTGTAATTCGCGGAGAAATACCGGTGAATGAATTTGTCTCTCTTGAGATGAACAGAATCGATGAACTCATTGCTAGTCCTATTTACTACTATGACGATAAAGCAGTAGAGGGATGGATCGCTTATTGTGAGAATGAGCTGACTCTTACTGATGGTTCTGATATGTATCTTCTTGACAGCTTCAAACTCTGGGGTGAATCTCTATTCGGATGGTACTACTTCATTGAGAAGAGTGTATACAAACCTGGAAAGAACGGAGAGCCAGGGAAGTATGTTAAGAAGACTGTTAAGAAACGTCTAATCCATAAGCAGTTCTTGATAGTTGGTCGAGGAGCTTCAAAATCGACCTACATTTCTACCATTCAGAGTTACTTCCTGAATGTCGATTCTTCTACAACACATCAGGTTACAACTGCTCCCACAATGAAACAAGCTGAAGAGGTGTTGTCACCTATTCGAACATCTATTATCAGAGCAAGAGGACCATATTTCAAATTTCTTACTGCTGGATCCATTCACAATACAACTGGTTCAGCAGCCAATCGTACACATCTAGCTTCTACAAAGAAAGGCATTGAGAATTTCTTTACTGGATCACTTCTTGAGATTCGTCCTATGTCTATTGATAAACTCCAAGGACTTAAAACAAAAGTGAATAGCGTTGACGAGTGGCTTTCTGGCGATGTTAGAGAGAATGTTATCAATGCACTTGAGCAGGGAGCGAGTAAGTTACCTGATTATCTGATTCTTGCAGTCAGCAGTGAGGGTACTGTACGAAATGGTCCTGGCGACACTCTTAAGATGGAACTTATTGACATTCTGAGAGGCGACTATAAGAATCCCCACGTGTCTATCTGGTATTACAGACTTGACAATCCGAAAGAAGTAGCTGATCCGGCTATGTGGATTAAAGCTAATCCCAATATTGGAAAGACTGTTTCTTATGAAGCCTATCAGCTGGATGTTGATCTTGCTGAACATTCCCCTGCAGCTAAGAACGACATTCTAGCTAAGAGATTTGGCATCCCATCTGAAGGCTATACGTACTTCTTTACCTATGAAGAGACTAAGGTTCATAGAAAAAGAGAGTATTGGCAGATGCCTTGTAGTATGGGAGCTGATTTGTCCAGAGGTGATGACTTCTGCGCTTTTACCTTCTTGTTCCCTCTCCCCTATGAAAAGTTTGGTATAAAGACCAGAAGTTACATCACCAGCAACACCTTGAGCAAACTACCTGGAGCTATGAGATTCAAGTATGAAGAGTTCATAGAAGAAGGCAGCTTAATGGTACTTGAAGGAACTGTACTAGACATGAATGAGGTTTATGATGATCTCGATAAGCACATCATAGACTTTGAGTATGATGTAAGGTCATTTGGCTTTGACCCGTACAATGCTAGAGAGTTTGTACAGAGATGGGAAGCCGAGAACGGTCCTTTTGGCATTGAGAAAGTCATTCAGGGTGCTAAGACAGAGTCAGTTCCTCTTGGCGAGCTGAAGAAACTTGCTGAAGACAGATGCCTATTGTTTGATGAGCAGATAATGGAATTCTGTATGGGCAACTGTATTGTACAAGAAGACACTAACGGTAATCGCAAGTTATTGAAGCGTCGTCATGACCAGAAGATAGATAATGTCTCGGCTATGATGGACGCTTTTGTTGCGTATAAGCTGAATAAGGATTTGTTTGAGTAGGTGAGTACATGTACGTTGATATTTATGGAAGGATAAGAAGTGATGAGCTGTATCACCATGGCATCAAAGGCATGCACTGGGGAATCAGACGTTTTCAGCCGTATCCTAGTGGACATACTGGCGGTAAGTATGTTGGAAAAGCATCTTCTTACGCCAACAGTATTCATGCTAAAGCGTCAAGTAAAGAGCCTACTATAACGAGAAATGTAACGACTGTTGCCAAAACGTCAGGCTTCAATATGCATGGCTTGGAACATCGATTGAAAACTAAAGAGTCTATAAAAAGAAAAATAGAAACTGACTCCTTAGAGAAAAATATCGGTCTCGATGAAGCTTCAAACGATCTGAAAGATGCTGTTAGATATACGGCAATAACAGACGATAATCATTTTGTTTCGGCCTACAAAAAGTTTAAGCAAGGTATGAAACGAAAAGGCTATGAAGAAGTACGATGCAAAAACTATTTCAATTTATATAGGGAAGGCAAAGTAAGACATAAATCTGTTCAATCTGTGTTTGAAGACAAAGACGGCTATTTGTTTGAAGTGCAATTTCAGACTCCTGCAAGTCAAAAAGCAAAAGATCTTAAGATTCCGATTTATGAGGAAAGGCGTAGGCCTGGACTATCAGAAGCAAGACAAAAAGAGCTGGAGCAGAAGATGATAGACCTTGCTGAAAAAGTGCCATATCCGAAAGGGATAGATACTATAAGAACATATGATGCTCTAAAGAAGCTACATAGGTAGGTGAATAAATATGACAATTGATATTTATGGTCGAATCGTTCCAGACAGTGACGAACTTTACCATTTTGGAATAAAGGGCATGCACTGGGGAATCAGACGTTTTCAACCGTATCCGAGTGGACATACTGACGGTAAGTATGTTGGGAAGAGATTGACAAATAAGGTTGGAAGTTTGAAGAAAGCTATGTCTACAGGTGCAAACAGAGTCACGCATCCTAGACTTACTAGAGGCCAGAAAAAGGTTGGTAATGCATTAGCTTTTATTGGCGCACTTAAGCTTAGGTCTCTTGCTGGCCATGCATCGATAGCCATTACGTATAGTCCTCTCGTCTATATGGGCACTATGATAGGTTTAACTGCTGCAACTGCTGGCGCCATTGTCCATGGTATAAAAAAGAGCAGGAGAAAAACGAAAGAGGCCAAAGAGACTGTTGATAGAAAGATCAATCCTTCATCTGGCACGTTATCAAATACCAATAGGTATCAGCAAGAAAACAAACGTCTTGGCGAAGAGATGAAGGCTTTGCAACGGAAAAAATCTGAAGCGGTTATGGATAAACGGTCTAGCGGTTTGTTTACCGAATCGAGAAGTAATGCCATTGATCGAGTAGTTGGTCTTGATCGTAAAATAGATCAAACTCGGCGACAGAGAAAAGTTGTAACACGATACTTAAATAAAGCAGCCAAAGATAAAAAGCGCACTTATAGCAGAGCTAAATCCATGATTAGTTCCGGTATGAGTGTTGCAGAGGCAGCGAGAAGATTAGGTGTATCGCCGTCTACTCTCTATGGCTATGGTCTAGGCTAAATAAGGAGATCACATGCAATACACAATAACAGATCGGCTGAAACATGCCTGGAATGCTTTTACGTCTAGAGATCCGACTCCTGTGATGAATCATTTCTACGGAAGTTACGATCGACCTGATAGACGGAGAAGTTATATTTCGAATGATCGATCCATTATTACCATGATCGAAAACCGAATCGCTGTTGATACCGCACAGATCGACATTAAGCATGTACGAAAAGATAACGACGGAAATTTCAAAGAGGAGATCAATTCTTCTTTGAACCAGTGTCTTTCTGTAAGTGCAAATATCGATCAAACTGGTAGAGCATTCATTCAGGATGCTGTTATGTCAATGTTCGATGAGGGCTGTATTGCTATAGTTCCTGTCGACACTGACATCAATCCTTTGAATACACTTAGCTTTGATATTCTGTCAATGCGAGTCGGTAAGATTACAGAATGGTATCCAGCTCATGTGAAAGTGCAGCTCTATGATGACCAAACAGCGACAAAGAAAGAAGTAACACTTCCTAAATCTATGATTGCCATTGTCGAGAATCCTTTCTATGCAATCATGAACGAACCAAACTCTACTTTACAGAGACTGATTCGGACATTGCGTAATCTGGATGTTATCAATGAGAGTAACGCTTCCGGAAAGATGGATTTGATCATTCAGCTTCCTTATAGTCTGAAGTCTCCGCTAAAGCAACAGCAGGCAGAAGGACGAAGGAAGCAGATCGAAATGCAGCTTGTCGGTTCCAAATACGGAATTGCATACATAGATGCTGCTGAAAGAATCACTCAGTTGAATAGACCTGTTGAGAACAACCTTTGGAAAGAAGCAA